GGGTCTGGCATCATGAGCGCCCTTGGCAACTTTGCCAAAGAAAACCCGCTGACAACTGCGGGTCTTGGTCTTGGTGCCCTTGGTCTTCTTGGCATGACAGAGGAAGAAGAAAAACAAGCCGAGCGTCCGTTCCCGAAGGGTGAGATGTTCGACATTACTTCTCGGTCTCGCGAGACTGGCGATGTGTACCAGCTAACTGATCCAGAAGATCTTGCAGCATATCAGCGCGAGATATCGAACTATAACTATATGCATGGCGGCGAAGTCCACGGTCCGGGGACCGGCACTTCTGATTCAGTGCCTGCACGTCTGTCGGACGGTGAGTTCGTCGTAACAGCAAAGGCCGTGCGTGGTGCGGGTGGTGGAGATAGAGATATCGGTGCCGCACGTATGTATGATATGATGGCCGAGTTGGAGGCTTCTGCATAATGTCTACACAAACCGTAATTCAAGAAACCAGACTTCCTGAGTTTCAGGAACAGTATCTGGCGAACCTGCTGACTTCAGCCGAAGGACTCTTCAAGCCGACAAGCGAGGGTGGCCTTGGCCTTACTATGCCGTATGCGCCAGCGCAGCAGGCAGAACTACAAGAAGGTCAGCAGCAGGCGATACAGGCGGCTTTGTCTGGTGTGGGTGCCTACCAGCCGTTTTTGCAGCAGGCAGAAGCTGGTATTCAAGGAGCGATGCAGACCGCAGCCGGCGCAGGCATGTCGCCGACAGCGTATCAAGACTATATGGATCCGTATCTCGATGACGTTGTTCAGCGGGCACAGGCGGATATTGGTAGGCAGGGTCAGCAGCAGCAAATCGCAGCGGCAGCAAAAGCGCGCGGCGCAGGAGCGTTTGGAGGGTCACGTCAGGCTGTCCTCGAAGGGGAGATTGGCCGCAACACACTGGAACAGCAAGCGCGTACAGGTGAGCGTCTTCGCAGTGCCGGGTTTTCGCAAGCCTCGCAGCTTGCCAGTCAGGCAGCGCAGCAGCAGTTGAAACAAGCACAGCTTGGCGGTGCTTTGGCTCAAGGACTCGGTGGACTTGGTCAAATGGCACAAGCGGGCGGCGTTCAAGACATCAACACATTGCTCGGAATCGGCGGGCTTCAGCAGCAGCAGGCTCAGACCGGTCTTAACATTGGTCAGCAGAATCTGTTGGCACAGCAGCAGCTTCCATTCCAGCAAGTTGGATTTATGTCAGACATCTTCCAAGGTGTACCGGCTCTGCAACAAACAACCTCGCAGACCATGACTCCGCCGCCTAGCGCAATGTCCCAGATCCTCGGTCTTGGAATCGCGGGCCTTGGTGCTGCTGGTCAGGCGCAAGGATTTGGTAACCTGTTCAACTTCGGGAGAAGCCAATGAACCCGCTGAACCGCAAGATGTTCCGTGATCCACGGGCCGCGAAACGTGCAACTGGGATCTTGGCCTCTTCTGCTCCGTTGATGACGGCAGCGCAGAAGGCGATGGCGCAGAACAAACCAATGCGGGCGCAGCGCGGTACAAGCGTAAACACACAAAACCGTACTCTGCTTGAGGATTTGGCGATGCTGCCCGCAGATGTTCGGGCTGGCATGGCACAAATGATGTCTGGTGTTTCCCCTCAAAACAGGAGAGCCATTCAATATCCTCTGGAATATTTTGGTATGCCGGTCCCCGCTAATGCGCCGGGAGTACCCGTTGGCACTGCTGTTTCAGACTTAAACCGCTTATTGTACGGAACTGACACTTCGCAGTCTCCCGTTCAATCTGCCCTACGCACTGCGGACAGGGCTGTTACAGGGGCGTTAACAGAGACATTTAGAGAACCTTTGCCAGGCGTTAACCAAGAAAACATAGAGGCTGCGGGTAGGGGCATTGTAAGCGCGTTTACACCAAGGCCGGTTTCGGTGAGCGCTTCACCGGAAGATCAACGAGCTATGGGCGAGGACGAGGCCGCTAGGTTTGCCGAGAGGCAAAGAATCATGAAGTTGAATGACAGCGCAGCGGAAGCGGCGCCGGGAGCGGACACAGGAGCGGGAGAGCGTCTAGCTACGACCCGGCAAAACCCCAATAATGTTCCAACAGCAGGCGCTCCAGGTGATACGGGAGAACTAAGCTCTGAAGATGCGCTGTTGATTGCAGCGCGAGGCAGCGGAAGCTCCGCAGCAGCGGAAGCGGCGAAAGACCTGCTAACAGAAACCCAAGAAGCTGGTGGCAAGGTTTCTGCACCTACTATTACTCCCGCGACGGTGACTCGTCCAGAAGGGTTCAATACTCCGGGCAGTCCTGGCACCAGCACGGCAGACGAGGAAAAGACTGATCCAAAGGATGCGCTGCCAGACAGTTTAAAACCAACGCCTGAGTCTGCTGCTGACTCTACTAAAAACGAAGCTAAAGAAAACGATGCGCTTCTTAACATCCCTAACACAGACGCGGATGGCAAGCCGCTTACATACAAGCAGCGGGTGGAGGCTCGTTTCAAGGTATTGAAGGATTTGATGGGCGAGGATCAGGCGAAAGATATTCGCTCGGACAAGAACTACAATCTCATGATGCTAGGTCTTCGGATTGCAGCAGGGCAAGATCCAAACGCACTGACAAACATTGCAGCAGGTGCGGGTCAGCAGCTTCAGGAGTTCGGCGAGGCTTCGGGTGAGGCAAGCCAGCGCAGAGCCGAGAAGATCGAGAGCCTGACCATGCTTGCTGCCAGCGACGTGTCGGAAGAGATGAAGGCGGAAGCGGCGCGTGAGTTTTCTAAGAGTGAACGTGAAGCAACGCAACTGTTCCAAGCCGGCGAAGCAAAAGAAGGACGAGAGTTCCAGTTCGACATGAACGTGTTCGACAAAAACTTTGCCTCGCTGGAGAGCAGCCTGACTCGCCAGCATGACCGCGCTATGCGCGTTCTCGGTGAGGAGTATCAAAACATTCGTGCAAAGAACGCTGCTGATCTTCAAATCGCAATTCGAAACGCTGACAGTCAGGACAGGATCAACATGCTGGTTGCCACTCATGAGTTTCAGGCTGACATGGCAGCGAACGGACAGGTCTTCGATCTTGAAAAGCTGATGATTCAGCAGCAGTTTGCAAAAGAGCAGGGTGTGGATGATCGTGAGTTTAGGGCCAAGCTAGCTATGCTGCCCCCTGATACTCAGCGTCTTTACGAAAGGTATCTTACCGACGAGCAAGCTGTTCAGGCTCTTGTTTCTAAGAAAACAGGAGGCGCAAATGACCGCGCAAAAGATCGTGGTATGTTTATTCGCACTGTAACGACTAATGTTGAATCCAGGGCGGCGATGGAAGATGCTTTGGCGGCGGAAGGTGTGCCACCCGACAAAATGGATCAAGCAATCGCTGAAAGGGCTGCTCAGATATACGACAACCATGTCTGGGCCGTTGCCAACTAAAAGGTATTTGTGATGGCCGAATTGCGTAGCTCTTATGCGTCTGCCATTCCGGCAACGTCGGAGCAAGAAAAAGAATCTACCTTTCAGGAGATCGGCGAGGGCATTGTCTCTGGCCTAATCGGCATTCCACAGGGAATCGCGGAACTCGGTGCTTCGGCTGTTGATCTGGTTGCCGACACCGATTACGCACGAGATGTTACAGACTTCTTCGAGGGCGTTCGCGCTGCTGGTGGCATTGACCCCGAAGGCGCTGCCGGTGAGATAGCCGAAGTTATCACACAGTTTGCTGTTCCTGGTCTTACCGCTGCCAGCCTTGTTAGTAAGGCAAGGATTTTAGCCAACGCTCCTAAGTTTGTTCGTGGCGCTGCACAAGCAGGTGCCGCTGGTGTGACTGACGCCGTTGTTACCACCGAGGGCACAACAACTATCGGTGATTTCTTTGAAGGTGGCCCGACACAAACAACAGACCTAATCGGCCTTGAGGGCCGAGAGGCCGCACTCGCCCGCATGGGCAACAAGCTCAAGTTTGGATTTGAAGCGGCTGGCGCAACCGCATTAATCGAGCCAACTCTGAAAGCCATCGGCATGGGAGGACGAGTCGCGGCGACTGCTGCTGCACCTGTCGCCGCACCTGTCGCGCGCAAGGCACTCGAAGCCGGCACCGCTCTTTCTACCGCAGGCGGCAAACTCGCAACGGATTTTCTTGGTGCAGAGCGTGTCGAGGACATCGCATCAGTCTTTAGATTTCGTGGCAACCTTCCGCAAGATGTTGCCGAGGTTCGCTCTACAATTCGTGGCAAAGTAGAGGCGGAAGCTACAGCAGCGTACACCACACTGTCTCAGCTTCGTAAAAATCTGGATCAAGCCTACAAGGGTGTAGAAGAAGTCATGGTGGGACAAACACCAATGACTCGCGCCGACCTCAACAACAATCTTTACGGCTATCTGACCGGAGAAGTTGGTGAAGAGGTTCTTCCTGATTTTGTCAAAGCGCAGGCAAAGCAGATGCGACAGCAGGTGGACGGCCTGTCACGCAAGATTGAGCAGTCAGACTTTTTGCAGGGCAAAGAAGAAGTCCTGTCGCAGATCAAAAACAACATCGGATCTTATCTTCGCCGTAAGTACAAGCTGTTCGAAGACGAGAGTTTCCAGAAAACCAATGAGTTTAGGCAGGCCCGTGCCGACACTGTTGAGCTATTCAAGAAAAACCCGAAGGTGTACGAAAAGTTTTACAAGCGCGTATACGGCGCCGGCAAGAAGGCAGAAGATGATCTGCCTGTGATTGTGCCTGAAGAGGACTTCATTGGCGTTGGCAAATCAATGCGCGTCAAAGAGTCCGCAGCCGAGGATTTGGTCGCTAAGTTTCTGGCGACTGCCAATCAAAAGCGTAAAGCCTATGTCCCCAAGTCGGGCACGGTGACTTCGCGCACGGCTATCGACAAGCTGAAGACGGACATGTTCAAAGCACGAACGGTTAACAACCAGACCATCCGTCGTCTTCTCGGTGAGGTCCGAGATCCGGAAGAGGCGTTTGTCTCCACGGTTGCTGACATGGCTGAGTTTACAGCAACAGATGATTTTCTTTCGTATCTGGCAAGACAGGCAGATCGTCCGGGTGAAGGTATTCTTAGCAAGGAGGCGTTTGAGCAGCTACCTCCTGAACTGCAAGCCAGCTACAATGTCCTGAAAGAAGACTACTGGGGCATGGCGCAGGGCATGGCTGTGTCAAATCGTGTCCACCGTGACCTAACTCGTGTGGTTAGTGGCGATCTCGGCATCATGGCTAACACTGCCCGCACTTTGTATTCTGGGTTTTTACGTGGCAAGGGTGCTACTCAGTTCTCGAAAACTGTGCTGTCACCAATTACACAGGTTCGTAACGTAACGTCTGCTTCTCTCTTTGCACTAGCACAGGGCAATGTAGGGCGTGGTGCAAACCTGTTCGAGTCTTTTAGCACCGTTTTTGACAACATCACAAAGCGCGGCGATAAGGTTGAGTATTACACCAATCTGCAACGGCTGGGCGTCATCGGTAACCAAGCGCAGATTCGAGAGATCGACCGTCTGATGCAAGAGGGTCTCGGTGTTACCCGCGAAGCTGATGAGGTTATTGCCGGTGTTCGTGTAGGTAAACAAGGCGGGAATATGTTCACCCGGTCCAAGGGCGGAGCGTTTCTACAAAAGGGAACAGGTCTTGCCCGGGAACTGTATCAGGGCGGTGACGATGTTTGGAAAATCTACAATTACGAGTTCGAGCGTAACAAGCTAATCTCTGCGTTCGGTAGCGTGAAGAAAGCTGAAGAAGCTCTTGGTAGGCCACTGGATCAATATGCAGCGGATATCGTTAAGAACACTGTTCCAAACTACGAACGAGTGCCAGAGTTTATCAAAAGCATTCGTAAGCTGCCCGTCGGTAACTTCATTGCTTTCCCCGCAGAGATCATTCGCACCAGCGGCAACACACTGAAGCAAGCACTTACCGAACTTGCCAGCGAGTCTCCCGAGCTACAGCGTATTGGTATGCGCCGACTGACAGGTCTTACATTTACAACTATGGCAGCACCCGTCGCGATCCAACAGACTGCCATGATGCTGACAGGTGTTGACGAGGATCAGCTAAACGCCGTTCGTCGTAGCGGTCCCGAATGGTCTCGCAACAGTCGCTTAATTCCTACGAGCGTCGATGATGACGGCAACCTCACAGGCTACATGGACTTCAGCTATACGAATCCATACGATTATTTGCAGAGACCGATCCAAGGTATCTTCAACGCTGTCATAGATGGGCAGGATCTCGGTAAGGATCCGGGCCGTATAGCTCTCAACGCAACGATGGAAGCTGTGTCAGAGATATTCGAGCCGTTTGCAGGCGAGTCAATTATCACCGAAAAGATCATCGACACAACACTGCGTGGCGGGCAAACAAAAACAGGTGCCAAAGTTTTCCGTGACGTGGACGAAACCGGAACCAAGGCATACAAGAGCTTCGTTCACATTCTCGATGCGTTCAACCCGGGCATGTCTCCTGTCGATCTAAAAGCACAGGCCAAAACAACTCAGATGCCGGGTGTGCAGATGGGCAGGTTCATGCGTGGCATGGTTAGCAGTGAAGCTGACCCCGCTGGCAACGAGCGTTTTGCCGCCACAGAATTCTTGCGGGCAGTGACAGGTCTGTCTGAAATTCAAGTGAAGCCTGACAACATTGTTATGTACTCGTCCTTCGATTACTCGGGCAACATCACTGGCGCACGACAGATCTTCAACACAGCAGTTAAAACCCGAGGTGTCCTGACCGACGCAGAGGCGCTTAGTGTTTACCGAGATGCAAATGAAGCACTGTTCCGTGTTCAGAACAAAATGTATCAGACTGTCGAAGACATGCGGGCGCTTGGCATGCGAGATTCTGAAATCCGAAAGGCACTCAAAAAGTATAAGATTGGCAACGTAAGTCAGTTAATACGTGGACGTTTTGTTCCAATGAATATCAGCACCGAAACAAGGCGCTCAGTTCGAGAGAACGGGAACAGACTACCGATGTCTGATATTCGGGCTATCGCTAGAGAATTCAGAAATCGAGAACTTGGTGTAGCCACCGAGGATCCGGATGTGCAAACAACCGCTCCTCAAGCAAGTACAGATGACCCCGGCTTGGTAAGCTCTTACGCTGTTACGCCGGCACCGAACACGGGGGCGCCATCTCCCTCTAGCGTTGCTCCTCCGGCAACGACGGCAGCCCCCGTACCCACAACCACCAGCCCACAAACGCGACAGGCGTTGGCTGGTCTTAACCCGGGAACTCAACTGATAGCCACAAGGACTGGACCATGAACTTAGAACAGTTACAAAAAGAGCTAGCCGCCGACGAAGGATGCAAGCTCGAGATCTATTTGGACCATCTTGGCTACCCCACCGTCGGAATTGGTCACCTAATCACTGAAAATGACGAGCTTTACGGGTTCGAAGTAGGCTCAGAGGTCTCTCAGGAGCACGTCGATGAACTATTCCACGAGGACATCCAACGAACTGTACGAGATTGCGAATTATTGTATAGAGATTTCAACGAGTTATCGGAAGAGCTACAATTGATCATCGCAAACATGTGCTTCCAATTAGGCCGTCCTCGGCTAACAGGCTTCAAAAAAATGAAAGCGGCAGTCGATTCTAGGGACTGGGCAGAGGCCAGTCGTCAGATGTTGGACTCGAAGTGGGCTAAACAGACTCCGAATCGGGCGTCTCGTTTGTCTCATCGGATGGCGGCGTTGGGTGATACATAAGATAGAACGTATCACAGTCCTTGCAGTGTAGGTTCGAGACGATGAAGTAGTCTTCGTCGTCCTCGGTGTCGTGGTCGCCACCCCAGATCACGTCGCCGCCGCAGCCAAAACATTTTAAATTCATCCTACCTCTCCCCAGTTGTCGCCAAGCTCGGTATCCACATCGAAGGGAACCTTCAGCCCCTTCACACACGTTGACATTATTTCACTAATCCGCGATGCCTGTTCATCAGAGTTCACGTTAAAACACAATTCGTCATGCACCGTGAGGATTGGTGTGAATCCTTCTGAATGGCACACAGCCATCGCTTTCTTGGTCTGGTCGGCACTTGAACCTTGAATCAGTTTATTCAATGCCTTGTACGTGAACGCCGGCCTAATTGCCCCACGTCCGCCATATTCTTTGGCAGCTTCTTCTAGTGGCAGAGGCTTGTGGTAGCCGAACATCTTTGGCTCCCACATGTTGAACCGGCACTTGCGTCCCAGAGCGGTGCGGATGAATCCGTTCTTTTCTGCCTGACGCATGGCAAGGTCTGCCATGCCTTTCACAAACGGCACCTTGTCGTGGTACTTGCTTAGTAGTTCAGTCGCCTCGTCCACCTCGATGTCCATGACACCGGCCAGCTTCTTCTTGCCCATGCCGTACATGATACCCAAGTTCACGGTCTTTGCTTCTTTGCGACTGATCCCTGCTAGTTCTGCCACCTTCTGGTGGAAATCGGCAGCGCCTTCGTGGTATTCTTGTACAACCTCTTCGATCATGGGGTGTGGATTTTTTAATGACGCACAGTAGTGGGCCAGCCACCTTGGCTCTTGAGATGCGTAGTCAAACGATCCCCATTTGTGCTCCTCTTCTGGTATGAAGAGTCCGCGAATCATCTTTTTTATTTCTGGATCTCGTGCCGGGATTTGCTGGAGATTCGGGTTGGACGAAGAAAATCGTCCGGTAACTGTGCCCCCTTCATCTGAACGAAGAGGGTGAAAATCACAATGGATACGCCCGTTATGAGAATGCTCGAGTATAGTTTCGATAAATGTCGTGTTGGCTTTGTTAAACTCGCGAAGGCGTACGATCTTCTGCGCGACAGGATGCTCGTGATTCGCAAGAAAAGCTTTTGTAAAAGCGGGCGCATTAGACTTTTCTGTCCTTTCGTACGTGAGCCGAAGCGCGTCGAACGCCTTTGCTATCGATGTGGCAACCCAAGGCTCTACAAGGACGCCGGTCTCTTCCTTTATTTCTTTAAGTAAAACTGACTCTCTAGTCTTCAGTTCTTTTCGCACCTGCTCTGCGCGATCTACGTCAACACGGACACCAGTCTGTTTCATGTCTAGCAGCAGTGGAGTCAACGACGACTCTAGTTCAAAGATGCCTGTGCATTCATCGTCACGCAATTCCTGTTCCAAACGATCCCACAGTCGCAGAGTAACAGCAGCATCTTGCTCGGCATACGGGCCAACAAACTGACTGGGTAGTTGCCACATGCCAGACTTGGGATCTACACCAAACACATCCGCCGCCTGACGCAGCAGCTTTTCGTTTTTAAACTCACTGAGATAGTCACGAGCCAGGCTGTTCAGGTTGTAGTACCGACGGTTTTCGTCGAGCAGCGGCGCTGCAACCATCGTATCAATCACCCGACCCTGCACTTCGATGCCAGCCCAGCGCAACCAGCCCAGATCGTACAGTGCGTTATGCATAATCTTATCGATGTGCGGTGTAGCCAGTTGTTTCTTCAGCCAGTTGACCACCTTCTTCTCTGATATATTCCCGCCGCCTTCGTGACGCACGGGATAATACCCCACAAAATCCCCAGCAGCTACAGCGTATCCAATGACGTAACCATCATCTCGGCACCACCCGGGTCCGAGCCGCGTCAGATTTGGATCTCGAGTCTCGAGGTCGATAGCAATCCGATCAAACTGCGTTAGGTCAGGGAAGTTGGACGGCGGAGACCACGTTCCCTCGACCCCTGACGCCGCTACACGTTTCAGGTCTTCTGCATCGAAGATGTCAAACTGATGTTTCTTTTTCATCGTTAGAAATCTCTCCTCCCAGAGCGGCATAGCCTATGATATCTACCCACGAGTCGTCCTTGTGCATGTCCTCGGCCAGGCGGGCAAGCTTCAGGCCGATCATCATCGCAGTCACCTCTGTCGGCGTGATCTGTTTTAACAGCTTAGAGCGGAGCAGCACGTTCCAGATCGTAGCGATCCGCTCGTGGTTTACCAACGCTGGCCCGTAGTCCTCGGCCCTCGGACCGTTGATTAGTTCCTCTGCTTCCCGCAAGAAGTGTTCTCTGTTCTTCATATCGCATACCTCACTTTGCCGGATTCAACGACGTGCAGGTTCTGTCGGGCGCGGGTGGCCCCCACATAAAAAACACGCGCCTCGTCGTCCGGATCGTTCTTGTCACAGGTCTTTGTGGTTTCGGTCAGGAGTAAGACGTTATCCGCCTCGCCACCTTTTGCTTTGTGAATCGTCGATAGACGGATCCTCGGTTTCGCATCCCCCAGAATCTTCTCGCCACTCCTCCGGATAGAGGCTATGTACAGTGCCTCCTTCTCCGAGGCCCGCAGAACCTTGGTCCAGTGCATATCTCGCGATACGAGCATGTTGCAGTTCTCGATAAGTTCGTCGAGAGAGTAGGCGATCTCGGGGTCTAAATTGTTGAAGCGTCTTTTCCCCTGGCGGTTGATAACTTCCTTCCTCAAGTACGAGCCAAAAGTCTTCATTTCCAGTGGGGTAAATTTTTCGCCTCTGCATAATCGGATCCATACCTCCAGTGCGTTCAGTGTTTTCGGGGAGATGGACCAACCCGAACCCTCGCGCCAGAAGACGAAGCCTTGATCTTTAAGAGAGGCGGCGACTTTGTTGACGATGTGATTTGTACGGCCAAGGATAAGCCACTCACCAGTTCGTAGGTCCACGTTCATGATATCATGATGGAACTTAACGGTGCCAGCGTGATCGTTCGGATCCCAGCTTTTATCTTGTCGCACCGCCACACGACGGATGATGCTCTGAGCCACATCGTAGATCGGCTTGGGTAGACGATACGATCTGTCCAGAACGGTGACGTTTTCAGATGCGTTCATGAAGTCCTTCACATCCACACCCATCCACGAATAGATGCACTGGTCATCGTCGCCCGCGTAATAGACAACCTTGGACCGTGGAACTAGAACCTCTCGAATCATGCGCCACTGCATTGGTGTCAGGTCTTGTGCCTCGTCCACAATCAACAGGTCGAGGTTCGGGCCTTCGCCGCCGAGGATGAACTGCTCGATCATATCGACGAAGTCCACCTTGTCGTGCACATCCTTATACCGTGCCAACGCATTCTCAACCAGCCGCAGTTGCTGCCGGCTCATGCTCCAGTGGGCAGATATGTCGAACTCCCGCTCGGCAGGAATCTCTGCCGCCCGCGCCTTGCTGATGATGTTGATGTACGCATCGCCGCCAACACCGGTAGCAAACATCGGACCGTCCTCCATCTTCAGTGCAGCGTGTGATCGGAACTCGAGTCCGAGCGCCTTGCCAAGGTCGTTGTAGTCAGCGCCCTTCATCACGTCTGTTGTCGTCAGTCCCAGATACCGGAACGCCATAGAGTGTAGAGTGCGGAACCAGACAAGCTGCTTCTCGTCGTAGCCGAACTTCTCTTTTGCACGAGCCAGCGCCTCGTCTGCGGCCTTGCGGCTAAACGAAACAAACGCAATGCGCGTCGGATCCATGCCGCCTTGCAGCGCATCGTCCACGATGTTGAGGAGGGTGGTTGTCTTGCCTGTGCCCGGTGGGCCAAAGATTGCCTTTTCCATCAGAACGGAATGTCCTCCCCTTGTATGTCGATGTCCGGAGCTTCGACCTCGGGACTGAAGGCAGGTATGTGCCAGACCCGAAGCGTTTTCCACTGCCCGTCCGAGGCTTTGAATCTTTTCGACTCGTTAGCCTTGCCATCTGGATTCAGTTCTTTCAGGCGCTCTTGAATCTGACCACGGCTGTAGGTGTCGAAGCGGTTGTTCCGTAGGTACTTAATAAGGGATTCGATACGGAAGTAGGTCAGTCCGTCCTCGGTCCACGGCTTGCCCAGTGCTAGTTCCTCGGGACTCGCAGCTTGAACCCTGCCGGTGCAGAACTCTTCGAGGAAGTCCATGAACTGACCCTTGTATGTCAGTTCCTCCGGCACCTCGATCTCGCTCATGTCGGACATCAGCATCGTGACCATAGCCTGCCAGTCGCCCAACTTCATTAGCGGAGGCATTTGATGGATCTGTTCCATACATGCCTTCTGGAACTTCTGCGGTGTCTGTAGCTCCTCGGTAATCAACTCTACACGCTTGCCATCAACGTCGCAGAACCAGACCGGCGGCTCCGACTTGACCACGCACAGCCCAGTGATGTCGGCGGAGGCACTGCCCCCACCGATTCCGAACTGCTTCGTTTTGCACAGGGTCTTGTTGCAGCGAGACTTGAACGGCTCCTGCTGGCAGGGGAAACCGTACTCTTTCTTCTCGTGTTGTGTCTGGATGATCACCATCTCGGATGCAGGCAGCGGAGGCTGCACATGAGACATGTTGATCTCTTCGAGCCTGCCCTTCCAATTTTCTGGCTGCTCTTTCTTACACGCCACGCACGTGCCGAACATTACGATGTTCCGCGTTCCCTCTGGTACGCCGTCCGAGAACAGGCTCTGCATACAGGGTGGGTATTCCATAAACTCGTCGAGGCTGCGCCCGAGGGACAGTGTAACGAAAGCGTCTGGAGTACACCGTCGAGCTTCAACAAGCTCTAGGAACTCCTCGATCTCTGCTTCGTCGCCATCTTCCTTAATGGCGTAACGCATCGTCTGTTCCGAATCAAAGTACGGAAGGTTAATAAAGTTACCAACATCACCACGCTCGACGAGAAGCTGCTCCTGCTTTGGGAACACCTCGCAACCGCCGTAGCCAAGAAAGGCACTGATCTCACCCGCCTTGTCACGGAACTCACCAGCGCCAATTTCCTCTGTGAAAAAGAAAAAGATATGTGCGCCACCTGATTTCGAGCGGCAGACCACAGCCGGGATATCATTGTCTCGTAGCCTCTTGTCTATTGCCACAAGGTCGAGCGGGTACTGATCGATGTCGAGTGCACCAAAGGAACACTTGTTGTTTTCCTTAATCGGGATCGAGCCAACACCCTTGGCGCCGGCAAGATGCCCTTCAATAAGTTCGAGTGTGAGCGGCTGACGTACGATAAAGGACTTGGCCTTCTGCTTACCGGCTCGACGTTCTTCTGATATTTGTGTCTGTCCATGTGCTGCGCTGAATCCTTCAAACGCAGCCATGAACCGTTGTGCTAGGTTCATACCTGCCCCCATAAAAAAAGGCAGGGGGTGATTAACAAGCAAACTTCGTGCGCGAAAGGAGCACACCCACCGGACCTGTTAATCTTTCCGCAGCCCCCTGTACCACGGTCAAAACCCCGGTGGATTAGAAGGGGATATCGTCGTCAGTGTTGCTGGAGGCAGCGTTCGACTGCTTGTTCATCTCGTCCTGTGTACCAGCTTGTGTCTTTACATCGCCGGAACGGAACGATTGGAAGAATGCTTTCGCAGCGTGAAACGCGGAACTTGGAACTTCGGTTGGCTCGACACGAGACACGCCATAGTTGTACCACGTACCCTTGTCGTTGCTTTCCGAGATCACCGTCATCTTCCAGGCAGTGCCCCACATCGGTGGGTTGAACAGACCTTGTGGTCCTTCGTACTGCACCATACGCATCTGCGTATTCCAGCGACGAGACACCTTCAACTGTGTCTTCTTCATGTCACAGATCGCCTGCTGTGTATGACCCGTTTTAAGATCAACAAGCAACACAAGATGCTGTGCCGAACGGACAAGCTCATTACCCGACGGTAGTATTTCTGCCGCGCCATTGCGTGTAGTGTTCTTCACGTCCGGTGAATTAGGATCCAGCTCACCGTGGAAACCTCCACCAGCCTCACGCAATCCGAACTCGAGGTACTTGACGGTGTACCCACACGGAATAACTACTACACCTTCCTCGCCGTCCCAGACCTGCTGAGTAACGGTGTTGAACAGGTCACCTGCGGATGCGCCCTTAATAAACTTGGCGTCACCCTTCTGTACCTCTGGCGACAGAGGCTGGAGAATCCGCAAGAACGGAATCTGCATATCCTCTGTACCAATTGAATCCATGCCCTCGCCTGCAAACTCTGCCATGTCAGCAAAGATTGTGGACGGTGCGGTTTCTTTCTTATCTGCTACTGCTGTACCAGCCATGTTAGTTCCCCATCACTTGTTCGATGTTGTTATCGAGATTAGCCACCATAACTCGCTGGCCTCTCCCACTGTCACCGGGCCTTCTTTCACCCGTGTACTTAATCAGTCCCTTCCTCGCCAAGGAAGCAAACCTTGCTGTCACCGAAGAATACGATTTGATGTTGTAGTTTTCCCTACAGAACCTTCTAACATCATCCGAAATACACCCGTTTGGACTGGACTTTATCGCCCGCAGCACCAAACCCTCTAGCTTTGTCGGGTCTATACTTTGTGCAGCCTCGATGCTCGTATCCGGGGCATCTGTTCTGTAAAGAGTTCTTACGTCTTCCATCACTAGCTCCTTGAAATCTTGGCTTCTGTGCCAACGAAAACCCCAAATGTGTCGAAGTCCAATTCCTTGCCGGCTTCGATTCTGTTCTTGACCCACGCCTTTAGGGTGGACGGATGTACGTGAGTCTTTTGTGACGGATCAAGACCGTACTGTTGCCGGAGGTCATCGACCACCGAGCCAGCCATGTTGTCTTGTCCTGCTGAGAACGAGATCGTTACATCATTTTTTATGATGTCGGCCTCGCCAATGGATCGCAGATAACCGAACGCTTCATTGCGCTTGTCCTCTGTAATCCGCGCGTGAACGAACTGCCGCAGAGTAACCTTGTTACCGTCCACGGTGACGCTGTCCATGCCCATCTCTTCCATGAGCATTGGAATATCTTCTTCGTTGATCTTGCGCTTTTTAAATTTCAGATCTTTCAGAAACTGTTCTGCATCTGCGATCTGCTTATCGATCTCGAGGGATCGACGGATCAGGTTGGAAAGGTCGCTTGCGCCTTCCTTCTGCACGTTGTCAAACTTGTCGGCGTTGACTGCCTCTTCTTCAAATAGCGAGAACACATCGCTCATCACTCTCTCCTTCTGGTAAAAAGTTTAACCCCTTCGGGTGGTGGTGCAGCCCTGCCCACGGAGGTAAGCGCGGGCTGCGGCCAGTGTGATACACCGGCAAACTTTTATGGTCAAGCAGCTTTCTGCTGCTCCTGTAGTTTGACCATGTGTGCAATCTGACGACTCACACTTCTGTCGCTGTCCTCTGCCAGCTTCTGTAACTTTTTGTAAATCTCTATCGACACTGCAACAGATTTGTACTTCGTCTTGTCCACGTTCTTCTCCTTGATTTTATACGAAGATTAAGGGAAACTTACCCCATACAATGCGAGGGAGTCAAGCATTCAATGGGAATAGATCATAGAATCCGTGACGGCGCTCAATGTGAGCTTATTGCCGCCGCGTGGTTGGTACAACAAGGGTGCTATGTCTACCAACCGGTCATGTCTCAGGGTCCAATAGACCTGATTGCTCTTGCGCCCGACGGCAAGCTGCACCTGTTCGATGTCAAGAAAGCAGCGCAAAGAGAAAACGGATCGTACATATCTCGAAAGCTTAAAACCAAACAGAGAAAGATGGGCGTACGTCTTCTGTATGTGGAACCCGAGACGGGAAGATGTGCTTTGTACCCTCATCAGCTTTACTCTTCTTTAACAGTTCAACATCAGGCCATCATCGAAAAGGCTTCTAATCGTCATTGGCACGGGGGGAGAGTTCCAACCATCTCCGGACTTCTTCACCCAGAGCAGCAGCCGACAGTTCAATCTTCTTCTGAAGCGTCTTCACAATGTGAACATCCACAGTCTGCGGAGCCATCAGATCAACGTATAGAACAGGATGATGCTGACCAATCCGATGCGCTCGATCCTCTGACTGCACCCTACTCTCGAGATTAAAGTCGTTTGCATAGTAAACCACGTTCGTTGCAGCATGCAGTGTCAGACCCATGCCAGCGGTCTGCGGGTTGCCAACAAAGAACCGAACATCACCTGTCTGGAATTGTTTCTTTGCTTCCTCACGCTGGTCACTGGTTGTGTCGCCGAAGTATGTGACTGTGCTTTCTGGTCCATACTTTTTCTTTAGCTCTGCTTCAATCTTGCGGATGTCGTAACGGAACCTGGACCAGATAATAACTTTACCAGTCATCTCTTCAATGCAGTCCAGCAGCGCCGTAATCCTGTTGCTGGGAATCTCCACCAGTTCGCCGTCGTCTGTTACCAGATGCCCACACAGTAGCTGTTGCAGCCTGATCAACTGCGTCATAGCAGCGGGCGCCGAAACCAACTCACCACTTTCAAGTATCGCAATCGCAGCCTTCTTGAGCGAGTGGTAGTGCTCGATCTGCTGCTTGGTCAGTGAGACATTGCGCGTGGTGTAGACTTTATCCGGAAGATCCAGCGCCTCGTCTTTCGTTACGCGATACGAAAACGTCAGCAGCTTGTTCGATAACTCTTCCAGATTCCGATAGCCCACCACCTGATTGAAACTGTGCGATCCCATCCGCTGCGTTCGCGTGATCGCATACCTACCTTGAAAAGAATAGAACGAGTCGAACCCGAGCAGCCGCTTGTCCATGAATCCACATTGTGCATACAAATCCAACGGTGACTTGGTTACCGGTGATCCCGTCAGGATTCTTTTATATGCAGCCTTTGCACCGAAGATGACCAACGTCTTAGTGCGTTTGGCTTTGGGGTTCTTGATTGTAGTGGACTCATCAACAGCAAGTAAGAACGTGCTGCCTTGTGTGAACTTATCCACAAAAGCTGGCAGCTTCTTAGTCGCAAACCCTTCCACGTTTGCCAGAAGGATGCGGAAGACACCACGCTCTTTAACACCGGCTGCAAGACGTTCTGCCTGTGACTTGTTGGGACTCGGATTCCATACATAAACCTCGTGCGGAACGGCTTCGGGGAAATGGGTGGGAATCTCCGCCGTTTCCCAGTTGCGATAAACACCCTTCGGCGCAACAATAACCGCCGTGTCAATACAGCCCTGCTCGTAGAGCCACACCATGTTGTCAATAAGTACCTTCGACTTGCCACATCCCATCTCCATAAAGTAAGCGTAGTTGCGTTTGTCGTAGCTTCGAACCAGCGCTTCATGCTGGTGAGCATACGGCTCCGTCCTGTAGTTAAACTTCATCCTCGGTCCTCGGTTCTTTTATGTTTGTTACGTTGTAGCGCGGCGACTCTCGCAGCATCTTCTCCAGTTGCCCGCGAGTGCAGTCTGAACCACACTCCTCGAAAGCATCCAGCGCCTCTCGCAGCGACAGCTTGCCGTCCATGTAATCAAACTGAACGCGAATCATTTCTACAACTTCACTCATCCTCTGTTGCTCCTAGCATGATCCCGAATCGGGCAGCTTCGAAATACCAAAATATCTCTGCTGGATCGTGGACCGTGGTTATCATCTGCACTTCGCCAGCCTCGTTCTGACCAAGTATAATTAATTCCTTGAAGTTTTTTGCTGCGGCCTCACACACCTGCGGCACAGGGTCTCTGGCTTTTTCTACTTTGTGAACCGGAAAGCTAAGTACATTGTCGGTCATGTCGCGCATTCTCCTTGGCAGCAGTCATCGATCACGCTGCCACATGCAGCACATTGATAGTGTCCATGAACCTCAACTCGACCAGCACCTCCACAGCGTGGGCATCGATCCTGCATCTCTTCCTCGTGAATCTTGGCAAGCATATCCTGACGCTTGTCCGGCACTATGTGGTGGCGACGGATGTCGCGCCAGCTTGGATCGCGGGGTTTCATGTCTGTTTCTCATCAGCGGTACGGCAAACAATGTTGATAACCACTGGTTCTGTAGACTCTAACGTCATGGCTCGAAACATACTCTCTTCGTTGCGGTAAGACCACGCTTCGCAGATTGCCAGACTATTAAAACGCTCATCGCTCTGACGCATGTAGCATTTGTTTACCGGCAGACCATTCACATCCGCCGCAAAGCAGACAGCTATTATCGCAACAAACATATCACCCTCTCAGAATCCGTTCCCATGCTTCCATGACCTTATCTGCCTGACCGTCTTCGAAATCTTCCGGCCATTCGTGCAAAGTGCACAGCACTTCATTAACGCACCAGTCGATTACCTGAACAGCGGTGCTCCACTCCATAACAGTTCTTGCCTCTGCTTCTGGCATCAGTTTTGTTTCTTCGCTCATGTCCAATCTCCCTGAAATGACATATGATACTTTATTATCCCATGCCATGCAATGCTATCCGCTATTGCCTGCGAATCTCAGGCCACGGACTGACCCTACCAATCGCCGGACGGTCATAGACCTGTGTGTTGCGGACAACAGGACCATTGATGCTGCCACCAATGTTTCCTCGATAGGGTTCCTCCTGAAATGTCAGGTCAGCAGGAAAGCTGCCACCAAACATCAGATCAAAATCCGGATCCAAAACCCCTGCATACATGCATGCTGATGGATGAATATAAAACGCTCTGCTCATTTCCAAACCGCCTTCATTCGAACGACGACAGGACGATCTTCGTCCTGCGTCTCGTTGCTTCTGATCTCGAGTCCGCAACCGAGACACTTGATCCTCGGTGCTTTTGGTATCGCGATCTGGCACTTCGGACACATGCCGTGTGCCAGCCGCTTTGCCATTACTCCGTCGCCTTTATCAATCGTCATCTATCCTTGTCTCCACTCTGATGCAGAGTGCTTCCTGATTGATGGGCATGTTTTCCCAAAATGTTTGAGTCGATGCCACATGACACTCTGCCATAGTATCGTAGCCGCCCAGAGACTTGGTGTCGAACTCATCGACACCGTATCCCGTGACTAAAAGCAAAACCCAGACCAGCTTCATTCTTCGTCGTCCGCTTCTTTCACATCCTCGGCAAAAATATAGTTTATGTAGTACCCACCCGTACCCTGCGGCGGCTTGAACTCGAACTCCCTTTGTAGGTAGTTGATGATATCGTTCATCTTAGCCAGATCAGACAGCCACATATCGTTGCACTCTTCGACTGTGCAGCGAATGCTTTTCAGGTCGTTATGGACTTCCAACATCTTCCGACGCATTTCGCGCGTCACTCGCTTGTCATGTACACTCACCTAGAATCTCCCTTCTATAGGTTTCGTCTTCGTAGGCACACTCGTCGCAACGAATGTCCCCAAAATAGCTGGTATGTTCCCAGCATCTCTCACCGCACTGGTCGCACTCGACACCACGGTAATAGTACAGGCAGTGTTCAGAATCTTGGGACATACTCGACCCCCTCGTTCTGTAGCCGCTTGACGGATTTGTACCTGCGCCAAGCCGCATCGATTTCATCCTGCGGTGCCTCATCAAAACACAGATCACCGAACTCGCGCATGAGCCGACGAACCTCGTCGGCCACATGCATGATCCTGGGGTCAGGCTTTCCCACCGAATATCTCCTCCAGCTTGTTGATCTGTTCCTGCAACATCTCAGGCGTCGGAGAACGCTGACCTGTCATGTCCTCCTGCACCTCGTCATAGACTCGCAGATTCGTCGCACCGTGCTTCGCGGCCCACGAATCTCGGCTCATCCATGCGGCATCTTCTTCCATGCCAATCAGCCAATCACTTACCTTACCCATTGTCTGCCTCCACAATTTCGATCTCTTGTTCGCAATCATTACACCATTGTGCGATCTCATCATCC